GCAGTCGGGTCACCAGCCTGAACACTATCAATAAAGATAGGGCTGTCATTCAGGTCTTTCAAAGTGCGGATGTAGTGAAAAACTTCACCCGACATGAACCAGTTCGCACCAATCTTCCGCTTGCCAGGAAGTTGAGCAAGAACCCGGGAAAGATAATCAAAAGAAACATCATCAAAGCCGGTCTCACCAGCATCGAAAGTAATAGACTTCCCTGCATAAGTGAGCAAGCCTTGGAAAGGAGAACCAGTACCATTAAAGCCCTGATTGTCCAATTCCATACCAGCGGCATTTGCCATTACTTCAGCAATCCACGAAACGATGTCCGAAATCGAATCAGCAAGAGTGGTATTCTTGACAGTGGCATAACTGGAAAGCTCCTCTGCCGAGAGTTCCACTTCACTAATGGTCGGGCCACCTTCCTCAGTCTCATTCCCCCAGTTCACAGAAGCGCCACCAGTCTCAACTGGAAACTCCTGTTTATCCGAAGTCATGTTCCACATACGAGCCTTTTGAAGAACTACGCTATTCTCACGGGCATAGGCCAGAATTTCAGAGGACAAGGGTTCAGGAAGGGGAAAAGCATTCCCAGGATCACCAATATCAACTAAAGAACCCTTACTAATTTCCCCATACTGCTTACGAAATGCTTCTTTAGCACGATGGTCACCCATCGCACCTGCCTTAATCAGCAAAATGAAATATTTAGCCAACTCCTGACGTTTTTCTTCAGAAATCCGATACTTTGGATGAGCAATAACGTCAGTAAGACGTTTGCCCTGTTCCAGAAGATCATAAGGAGCATAAATGCCCAAATCTTCATTCTTTTGCTGACCATCAGGGTCACTAGGATTAGGTAGAGTAAAACCTTTAGCCGCTGCTTCTTTATAAGCCTCTACAGCAGCAGTATTATGCTCCACCACATCCTTCAAACCAGAAACGCTAGTGACCAGACCAGTAACAAGGTCCGTCAATTCCTTAATGTGTGGCATTTTTAACTACCTCCTCAATTTCGTTAGCGACTTTTCTAAGTCTCCCCAATGCAAGCTGAAAATCTTTCATTTCAGTATTATCTGGGGTTTTAGTTTTAGGTTCTTGGGGAGCCTCAGCCGCAGGAGTTTCTTTAATGTTGGCTTGAACAATCTCTTTAATAGTTTGAACAAGCCATTCTTTATCAGCTTGACTAAGAGAAAATTCCTGTTTGGTCTCCCCTTCTCCTTCAGGAACTTCACTCTTTACGTCAAGAATTTCTTCTTTGGTAAGATATAGTTTCCCTTCATTCATTTGATAGAAAGATCGAATATACTTCCCGTCATAACCTACAGGAATACCTGACCCTACTACATCAATACATTCAGTTTTAATGATAGTAAAATCTTTTTCAGAAAGGTCTACACCGAACCTTTCAGAATAATATTCCCTCCTAAATTCCTCATCAGTAGGTTCTTTTATTTCTTCTTTTATTTCTTCTTTTACTTCTTCAGGTTCAGTTTTTACTTCAGCTTCAGATTCAATTTTTTCAAGAACCTGAACTTGGGGTGGACGATCCTCTTCAATTATTTCAATCTCATTCTTGAGCCTAAGTTCCTCAAGGATGTCATCCTTATGCTCCAAATCTTCAAAACCCTTGTTAAAGTGATTGAGAAGATTTTGAGTAAGAATATCATCACCTGTAAAATTCTTGATGGCGTTTTGGAGAGCAGAAGGATTAGAAGGGACAGGACAACCAGAAAGCTCAAGTAATTCTTGTTTTACAAATTCTCTGCCATACTTCCACATCGGTGGTTCTTCTTTTTCATTCTCTGACTTTTCAAGGTCTTGCCATTTGTAAGGCAAGAATCCGACACTAGAAGCATTAATAATCCCTTGCTGATAAAGGTTCAGAATCATATCAGCAAAAGGATTGAGTCCTTCTGTAGGAAAGCGGATATCTTTAAACTCAAGACGATTTGGATTACGACGGCGGATAAGTTGGGAAGTTGCCCCAAGAGGTACAGAGGAATAATTATGAGCCCAGAGAAAAACAGGATTTTTAAGATAGTTCTCCAAAATCCAGCCATTCACTCTGATAATATCACCATCTCGGTCTCTCGTTTCATCCGTACCGATAATAGTCAGAGTGCGTTTTTCAAGATTTACTCCTTTTATTTCACTTGTAAAATCTTGAACATAAACCTCTTTTTCATTCCGAAGAATAGGTTTATCATCTGGACCTTTCAGTATATAACTCATTATTCCTCTCCCTCCCTTTCAGGTTCCTCAATCGCCTTTAAGCAATTAATTGAGGCAAAATCAAAAACCTTTTGAATTTCATTTTTTATCAGTCCTTTTACTTCTTTATCAACAACATTAAAGATTTGTCTGATTCCTTTATCAATTACATCTTTTTCAGTTTCTTTCTGGAGTAGGTTGAGAACTGTCTTATGTACTTCTGCAACCACCCCAGTAAAAACAGCTTTACGCTCTCGAACAAAAACGTCCCTTACATCTTCTGATATTATAAAGGAAGGACTGTTGTCAAGCTCAAAGTCAAAAGAATCCGAAAAAAATTGACGTCCGTTATCAACCAGACCCTCCAACTCAAAATTTAAAGTTTGATGGAAACGGTTGATTTCATCGTCAAAATTGATGTTTATAATGGCTTCTTTACCATCATTCCTAAATACTTTAAGGCATTTAGACCTCATATCAAAGAAGAACTTCCTATACTTTTCCAGAAAACGAGTAGTTTCTGGATTGCACATCTTCAAAAATCCAGGAAACCCATTAGATATAAAGTTTTTCATATTTTGTAGTTGGTTATTTACAGGCGCATCTACGCCAGGGGAATCTGCAACATTTTGTCCTGGATTAACAATTGGACCTTGATTAACAGGCATCATATTAACAGGGACAAATGCAACATTTCCCCATTCCTTTTCATCAAACCCCAAATGAAACCGTCGATTCAATTCATTTCGAGTAAACCCCATCCGAAACAATCTCTCCATTGTTTTAACTGCTGTATCTGTATCGTCATGGAGAGCTTCAATAACTGTTGTGTCAAACTCATAACGAAGGTTTTGATTATCTCGGATAAGACCAAAAGTTAAAGAATCAGCAATCATCCTCATTAATGGCAGACAAGTACCCATCCACCATTCTTTCCTTTCCTCTCTTGAGATGGCATAGTTCGCCGAGTCCGATTTAGAAAGGATTGTTTTCTTCATTCCATAGATACGCATTATTGCATCTTCATCAGATTTGCGTAATTCTATGAAGTCCATATCTTTATGAGAGGGAACGACTGCCGTATAAGTCAGGCCTTGCTGTAAAACAGCAATGTCATGGGCCTTATCATATCCTTGATGTCTCTCTCTCCACTGTGCCCTAGTCTTTTCAAGAACATCATTATGAATCTTTCCAGGAGCAGACAAAATGCCACCAGGCATAGCTCCATTGTCAAAAAATGCTTGATTATAACGAGAAGACTTGTAAAACTCCAAAATAGGCAAACGACCAGCAGTAGCAGGAGCAAGACCTTCAACAGGATCGTTTGGATTATGAAATTTCAAGTGAAGCACATCTTCTGGAGCAAGTTTAGCTACTGTTATCCCATTTGGCTTATATTCCCAATACTCCAAATGACCGTTAACAGTATTTATTTTATAATCCATATACTTCCATCCAGCAATCCAAAGAGAATCAGGAACAGCTGGAGTTGGAAAAGGAATAATGCAAACATTTCCATCAATCAACCAATTCACAATTATTCCTTCTAGAAACAAAATACTATTTGTCATGTAATTAGGTCGATTGATTATCCTTTGAAGAGGATGATTATCTGGAACAGGATCACTCCCAGTCCTAGAATACTTCATCAAACGCAAAGGTACTTGGGCAATAGCTTTTGCTGTATAACTAATACAGGAATAAGCTAATTCCACCCCAGTGTAAACATCATTCATCACCCCTTCTTTATCTTCTGGAGAACTGGAAATGAACAACCAAGTAGAAGGAAGATTAACTGTCTTCCTCATCACAGAAAAAAGAGTATTTAATCTGCTCATTTCTTCACCCTCTTAGCAATCCCTTCTTTGGTTTCATCACTGATAAGATAGTGAACAAACCAGGCCGCAAAACCAAAGAATGACCCAAAAATGATTGTCCACTTGAAACCAATGAAAAGATGCTCAATTAAATTTAACCACGATGTTTGCATTTCCATCTCCTTATATCCAAGCTATTAAATCCTGACCGGAAACTAGTTCGTCTTCAGCAAAGCATAGCATAAGACAATCTGCCCTATCAGGAGAACGTCCTATTTTTTTCTTTAAATCATCTTTATCAGAAATCTTCATTCTTCCTTCACTTAAAAACTTATCTGTAGTAATCTTGGATAATTCATATCCAAGTTCCCAATCATTAATAGCAACTCTCCCTTCGTGAAAAGCAGTTCTTAACTTCCAATAATTCTGTGCCCTTTTATTTGCAAATCTTACCCGATCATCACCTTCTACTTCATCTGCTCCTTCTTGAGAGATGATACTATTAACAGGATAGTTCCTTTCCCAAAGCATATCAACCACACCACCACCAAGACCTGTA